GCGGTGCATCGCTTCGGGGCTGACTGGGGTTTCGCTAACGATCCTACAGTGATTATTCGGGCGCATATTGTCGGTCGTGAAATACGCATTGACCATTGTGAAGCGGGTGTCGGTGTTGAGATAGACGCAACGCCTGCGATGTTCGACAAGGTGCCACACGCTCGCCGCTGGCCAATCTGCGCGGATAGTGCGCGGCCTGAGACGATTAGCTACATGCGCCGTGCTGGCTTCAAGATGGTGTCAGCGGTCAAAGGGCCGGGCTCTATCGAAGAGGGCGTTCGGTTCTTGAAGGCTTATGACATCGTGGTGCATCCGCGTTGTGATGCGCTTTTGCGGCAAGAGTTGGAGAATTACTCTTACAAGGTTGATCCCTTGACGGAGCAGGTTCTGCCCATTCTGGAAGATCGATACAACAACACGATAGACGCGCTGAGATACGCCTGCGAGGTCGTTCGCAAGGCTGGCAAGGCAAAAGACGAAGACACCAACAAGCCCAAACCTAGGGACTACGGCCTAAGACGGGCTTCGGAGGATAACTCGTGGATGACAGTTTAGACCAACCAGAAACCATGCAGGAGGAGGTTGATTACGGCCCCGAGCTTATGCGTGTGGTGGGTCTGGTTGAGGACAGCGTGTCTGACACCATCAAAAGCCGTGATTGGTCTGTGCTTGGTCGCCAGTTCTATGACGGGCAACAATACACGCCGCAAGAGCTTGAAGCGTTCAAGCGCCTTCGTTTGCCTGACGTGGTGTTGAATTATGTGCAACCGGCTGTTAACTCAATTACTGGCGTGGCTCGTAACATGCAGGTCGATCCGCGTGCTTTGCCTCGCAATCCTGACGATGAGCAAGCCGCCGAGATTGCAACCAAGGTTCTGCGCTACATCAGCGACATAAACCGCTTTGACACGATGACACGCGGCGATTGCCTAGAGGATGCCGTTGTTGGTCATGCTGGCGCGGTGATGATTACCTGGGACGACGAGACGCAAGACATTGGCTGTGAGCGCGTCAAAAACGAAGAGCTGATCTGGGACGCTGCAAGCCGTGAGTATGACTTCACTGACGCGCGTTATATGGGTCGGCATCGTTGGGGTTGGATTGAAGATTTGGTCGCCATGTTTCCAGACAAGGCTGACAAGTTAAACGCCTCTCAACAGGAATCGGTCGCGCTTGATCCTGCAATGGATGACAAGCCCCGCTTTCAATGGGCTGACAAGGGCAAGACAGGCGGTCGCGTTGCGGTGGTTGAGTTATATCACCGTGAACGTGGTACATGGATGCGGTCGTTGTTTACGCGCTCTTGTATGCTAGAGCATGGTCCTAGCCCTTTGCTGGATGCACGCGGCAAGCCTTCCTGCGGTATCGTGGCGTTCTCGATTTATTTGGACGTTGACAACAATCGCTACGGTCCAATCCAGACCATGATCCCAGTGCAGAAAGAGGCCAACAAACGGCGTCAAAAGCTGTTGCAGCATGCGAATAATCGTCAGCTTGTGATGAGTGCTGACCCGAATGTAATTATCGACGCTGACATCGAGACGGCACGACGCGAAGCGGCTAGACCTGATGGCGTTATTCCGATTGGGTATCAGCCTGTTTCCGCTGGTGAGATGGCTGCGTTCCAAGCGCAATTGTTACAAGACGCTAAACAGCACATTGACCGCCTTACGCCTGCGCCTGCTGTATTGGGTCGCCAAGACGCCAATCAGTCTGGACGGGCAATTATGGCGCGGCAACAGGCAGGGATGCAGGAGCTTAGCCCTGTGTTTGTGCGCTTGGCTGACTTTACGCTGCGTTGCTATCGGGCAATGTGGGCAAGGGCTCGTCAGTATTACAACGAACCGAAGATGATCCGCATTACGGACGATATGAAAACCGTCCAGATGCTGCAAATCAATGAACCGATTGTGCAGATGGTGCCACAGGAGCAAATGGGGCCATTCGGCGTGCCGTTCACAATTATGGTGCCGCAAGTCACGGGGTATAAAAACCGCCTGGCTGAAATGCAGATGGACATCATCGTTGATGCTCAACCTGACACGGCAGCGTTGCAAGAAGAGCAATTCCAAGGGCTTGCACAGATGGCGGCTAATGGCCTGCCGATCCCGCCTGAGTTGATTATCCGGGCGTCAAGCCTGCCAAACAAACGCGAATTGCTGGAATTGCTGGAATCCGCCAAAGGCCAACCAAATCTAGATCAGCAGGCAGAGGCCCAAAAGGGCAGCGCCGAGGCTGAGAAGTTAGCTGCGGAGGCTGAGTACAAGAAATCTCAAGCCGCGCAAATTCAACAGAATATGGGAATGAATGCTGCAATGGCGTTCAATCCTATGGGGCCGCCGCCGGGCATGACGGGCGCTTCACCTATGGCCACGGTGTAAAACTGACCAAACCGCCGCCGGGTTGTCGGGCGTATCAGGCCGCCGCTGTTCGGGCGCTGCAAGGATGAATACCCATGTCTGACCCTTTAGCTTTTTTGGATAGCAATGAACCCGAAGCGCCAGCCGAGGTGACAACGCAAGAGGCAATCGTTCAAGAGCCGCAAGCCGCTGCTGTTGAGCCTGAGCCCGTTTCAGAGCCGATTGTTCAACAAGAGCCAATTGCGGAGCCTCGTGTTCCATTAGCGGCACTTCATGAAGAGCGGTTCAAGCGTCAAGAGGCAGAACAACGCGCTGCATATTTGGAGCAGTTTGTTCAACCGCCTCAAGAGGATGAGTACATTGACCCTGTGGTGCAGCTACAGGCTCAAATGCAATCCATGCGCTTGGAAATGTCCAAAGAACTGGCCAAACAGACCCACGGGGCTGAATTGGTCGAGAAGGCTCATGAATGGGCGTTTAACAAATGCAGTGTTGATCCGTTCTTTAATCAACGCATGGCGCAATCCTTGAACCCCTATGCTGAAGCCGTTGCTGAATTCAAACGCGACCAAATCGCAAGCCAAGTAACGCCGGAGACCTTTGCGGCCTTCCAAGCGTGGCAACAGCAACAGATGCAAACCCAACAACCTGCCGCTGCGGTTCCGCCAGCGGTTTCACAACAACCTGCGATGACGTCTCTGAAGTCGATTGCCCAAGCCGGTGGGGTTAAGCCTCAACGTCAAACTGGGCCAGTCAACGAACAGGACGTGTTCAACGCAATGTTCCCATAAGGATCAAAACCAATGGCTACTACCACTGTTGTCACGGCCAATGAACTTATTAAGTTTCAGCCGGACTATTTCAAAGCCTATCTTCGCAAGACTGGCCTTACCCCATTCATGGGCTCGGGCATGGATAAGGTCATCAAGACCTATTCCGATCTGAACGACGAAGGCAAGGAACTCAACGTTCCTATCGTGTTCCCTGTCAAAAACACAGGCACCGGCACTGGCCAATTGGCTGGTAACGAAGCCTCTATCCCAAACAACTCGCTGCGTATTCGCCCCGTGTGGCGTCGTAACGCTGTGGCTGTGAAGAAGTCGGAGCAAAAGAAGGCTTCCATCGATCTTTACCGCGCACAACGTGACATGCTGAAAGAGTGGTCGTCTTTTGACCTCAAGTATCGCTTGCATGACGCTTTGTCGGTGGTTGCGTTTGATGACACGGCTTTCAACGAAGAAGATGGCGTCGAGTCTTGGATTCCCTATGCCAACGCCAACGCAACTCAGCGCAACGCATTCATCACGTCCAACGCTGACCGCGTTTGGTTTGGTAGTGCAACCACTAACGAAGTCGTGGCTGGTAACTTCGCCTCGTCCTTGTCTAACGTCGCAAGCGCCGAGCGTTTGAGCCGTGCGCACATCGACAGCGTCAAAGCCCTGGCAATGACCGAGAGCCGTACTGACAGCTTGGTCAATGCTTTGCGTCCAATGGCGTTCGGTGAAGATGGCGTTGAGAAGTTTGTCATGTTCGCTCCGACTGTGGCATTCAACCACTTGAAGGCTGACTTGGAAACCGCCAACACCAATGCCCGTCCACGCGGCGTTGACAACATCGTTTTCAGCGGTGGTGTGTTGGAATACAACGGCGTTCTGATTGTTGAATTGCCTGAGTTGCCTCGCTTGGTTGGCGTTGGTGCATCGTCTGCTGACGTTGCTCCTAGCTACTTCTGCGGCGCACAGGCTTTGGCAATGGCTTGGGGTCAAATGCCTCGCTTCACCAAAGACACCAACAACGATTACGACTTCATCAACAATGTCGGGATCGAAGAGCAACGCGGCATTGCGAAGGTCATGTTTGGCAACCGCCAGCATGGCATCGTGAGCGTGTTCACTGGCATCTAATCCTGAGCCCGCTGCTTAGGTGGCGGGCCTTTTCTTCTTTCACAAGGATACAAGACAATGGCTCTTGCAAATGGTTTGACTAACCCTGTTGCTTCTCGCGGCATGGCTAACACTCTGGTCTGCGTTGCTGGCACGGTTGCGGTTGGCACCGCTGGCCTTGCCCTTAACGCTGTTACCCCTCTCGTTCGCGTTCCAAAGGGCTTCACGGTCATTCACGCGACACTTGAAGCCACCGACATGGACAGCGGCACCGCCCTTGTTTTTGCTGTTGGTGACACTGCAAGCAACAACCGCATTCTGACTGGTTTGACCATTGGTCAATCTGGCGGCATCTCTAGCGCGATTGCGGCCACTGGCCACCAGCATCGCTATGCGGAAGAAACCACCATCAACCTGACTGCAACCACTGCCGCTGGTACGGCTGTTGCTGGCACGGTGCAAATCTCGCTCTTGGGTGTGATTGACGCATGATGATGGTCACTTATTTGGGTGACTTTCCGACTGTATGGCGGGGTGTGGCTTTCGAGCCTCACCTTGCTGTGTCGGTGTCCGATCCTGTCATGATTGCCAAGGCAGGAACCAATCCATACTTCGAGTTATCCGCTGCTGAGGATGAAGCCGACGTGCCGGATGACCTAGATGGCCTTCGCGCAATGGCTGAAGAGCTTGGCGTAAAGATCGACCGCCGTTGGGGCGCTGAGCGCCTTCAAGAGGCAATCGACAAAGCC